GGAGAATAAGACATGATGACTTAGCCGACTTGGGAAGTTTACAATTTACAGTAAGTAGCAATAATAGTAGCGCCCCTACTAGTTCAAGTAATGCTGTAATGACTATGTTAAGGAGTGGTCATGTAGGAATTGGAACGACGAGTCCTGAAGCAGCTTTGCATGTTCTAGGACCTAGTGATTCTTCACATTTTATATATTTTGAACAACCACATTCAGGTGGAGATTTTAGGTGGTATATAAAAAATGATGAATTTACAGTCCAAAGAAAATCTGGTAGTTCTTATGGCAATCAAACAATGTATTTAAATTATGATGCTGGTGGTGTTACTGTGGTGTCTTTGACCCAATCATCTGATAATAAAATAAAACACAATGAAAAACCAATAGAAAATGCTTTAGAAATCATAGATAAACTAAAACCTCAAACCTATTTTAAAAGTACGAAAGTTTATAGTGAAAATCATAATTATGAATTAGATAGTAATGGTAATCCTATTACAAATGATAATTATCAAATAGAAACTGGATTAATTGCTCAAGATATACAGCAAATTCCAGAATTATCAAGTAATGTTACTAGTCCGAAAGATGATATATTAAGTTTAAATTATAATGGTATTTTTGTTTATAATATCAAGGCAACTCAAGAATTACATAAAAAAAATAAAGCTTTAGAAATAAAAGTAAAAGACCTTGAAATAGAAAACTTTTTATTAAAAGAACGTGTTAAAGACCTTGAATCTAAAATGAATGACGTACTAAATAGATTACAACAACTTGAAAATAATTGAAATAGTACTAAGCGGGTGTAGAATTTATAAATAATATTTCTAATAAATAATGATAATCATCTTAATAATATTGATAATTTTCATTCTTTATTTTTTGTTTAAAAATGACGTAACCTTACTTGCTAAAATAATTAATCCTGTGATAGCTAGTTGTTCATTGATAGGAAATGAAGTTATGTATAATACGGATACTTTAGAAACATCAAAAGAATTAGTTAAATTTTGGAAAGTTTTTAGAAAAGAAGCTTTAGAGACGTACGAAAATTATTCTACTATCAGAGGAGATATGTTTTTCGAAGATATAGTAAAAACAGACAAAGAATGGAAAAAACTTTACATAAAATGGCATTCTGATATCGATCCAATAGCTAGGAAATTATGTCCTGAAACTTGTAAGATTATTGAAATATTCCCAGATATAAAAATAGCAATGTTTTCAGTACTGGCTCCTGGGGCTAGGATTTTACGTCACAGTGGGGTGTATAAAGGATGTTTAAGGTTTCATTTAGGTTTATCTACTCCTAATTCTGATGATTGTTTTATAATTATAAATGGAGAGAAATATAGTTGGAAAGATGGAGAAGGAATTTTATTGGATGATACGTATAAACATGAAGTGCATAATAATACTGATAAGACAAGAATAATACTTTTTTGTGACATAGTAAGACCTTTAAATTTTATTGGAAGTAATATAAATAATATAATAATGAATTTGTTTGCAATTTTCACCCGTAGAAAAAATATTTGATATAATAATGGAAGGATTGGTAAAAAAGAGTGCAGATATATCTCTTAAAGTTCAGATAGTAGCAGGTGTTTTAACTTATTTAGGAACTAATACTAATGTAGCAACCAAAGACAAAGTTTAACTGAATTTTAACGTTAGAAACAATAGTTCAAGTCATTGAAATAGTATTCTATATGTGGATCACCAGTTCTATGATGGTAGCTGAAAAAGTTACACCTAGAAGATACATTGACTGGGCAGTAACAACTCCAACAATGCTTTTTACTACTATAGTTTATTTAGACTATATTCACAAAAAAGAAAAAGGAGAAGATACTACTATCACAATTAAAGATTTTTATAATCAAAATCAAGATGAAATCAAACAAATGTTTCTTTATAATTGGTTAATGTTATTATTTGGATTCCTTGGGGAAATAGGAACTTTACCGTTATACATAAGTGTATCAATAGGATTCATTTTCTTTTATTTGTCATTTAAGATTGTCCATAAATATGCAAATAAAACAGAAAAAGGTAAGAACTTTGGAACATTATTTACTATTTTATGGGGATTATATGGGGTAGCTGCAGTATTACCTTTGAGTGAAAAAAATATAAGTTATAACATCCTTGATATCTTTTCAAAGAACTTCTATGGAATTTATCTTTTATACGAAGTAAATAAGGTACGTCAATAGTCATATCGAAAGTATAAAAATTATACATTTAATATGCTTATTTTTTTAAAGACTTTTTACAATTTCTTGTGACATTCTTGAACCATCATAAGATTTTACCATACTATTCTTTTTCATCGTTAATAGTGTTGGGAATCCTTTTGAACCATATTCATTCATAATAGAACTTGTATGTTCATTTTCATCTGTTGCTATAATCACCGGATTAGTCATTGTTACTTTATCTAATTCTCCACTTTCCTTTAAACTTTTACAATGTCCACACCAATCAGCTAGTAAACATATTAATACACCTTTACCAGTTTTTCTACACACTGCTTTTGCAGATTCAATAGGATTTTCTTTATCTGATACTTTAATTATTTTAGGATTAGTATCAGAACTTTTAACACTATTACAACTACATGCAGCAATCATTGCTTTAGATGTTCTTGGACCTTCATATTTCCCAAAACCTCTTTGTTTACAATGTATAGCAATAGTAGGGAATCCTCCTGAACCAACTTCATTCATTATTTTTTTACCTTGTTCGTGGTCTCCATCTACTACTACGACAAGATGTGATTTAGCTGCTTTTTGTAATTCACCTGATTCGTGAAGGGTTTTACAATGTCCACACCACCCGACTGTTACTGCTACTATAGTACATTCGTTACCAGAATGTTGACTAATAACTGATTCAACTGTATCACTATCAGTTAATTTATGATATCTTCCTGCTCCTCCTAATTGATTCACAAATGTTTCAGAACGACCTAATAAAGTATTTAACATTTTTTTGAAATAGTTTTGTTTTGCCATACAAAGACAGATATACAAAACTGTGAATAATAATAAAGCTTTTATTAAAAACTTTTTTTGACCTTCTTTATCTTTTGGAATTTTCACCATTATAATAGTAACTTAGAAAAAAAATATATTATTTTTCACAAAAAGATGATAAAAATAAACTGACACTTATTGTTCCTAATAAATGACCAACATGACAATTTAATTGCATTGATCTATAGTTGTGTAACCAAGCTTCTCTTTGTTTTTTGTCTTCAAGGTGAAGTATCATATAATCACTTTTAGGATGAACCTTATAAATAACAGCTGATAAAAAAAGAGTAATAGAAACTGCTATACAAAATAATGATTTTCTATCATATCCTTTATCCATACTCATTTTAACTACAAGTCCTGCAAAAATTACAGATAATAACAAACTTTTATAATAAATTTTACCCCTTTCTTTAACTATACCTTTGTATTTTTTTTTAAGTTCAGTTGAAAGAGTAGCTTCAAATTCATCAAATTTAGGATCTTGTACAGCTTTTGTCATACAAATAATCATACCTATAAATAAAATCATTGCAACAGCACAATAAGGTTTACAAATATACATATAATATAATCTATATAAATATAAAAAACCATCATTAAAAATGGAAAATAATGATTTCTCTTTTATGAAAACTGGATTTAACATGTTACAAAGTGAAACTAACGTTAGTGAACAAGAAATGAAAGAAATTCTAGCTAATTTTGCAGTAGTTATGGATGATGCAGTAAAATTAGCTGAAACTTATGTTATTCATACAAATAGAAATAGCATAACCCCTGAAGATATTAAATTAGGACTTAAATTTAGAAATTTTTACAATCAACAATTTTGGTCTCAACCTAATGCTTTACAAAAATTAGAAAATTATAAACAAATCATCAATAACGAAGAGGAAGATATGGAGATGGAAGAAGAGAGCGATGATATCGAAATGGAACAACCTTTTTCTGTGTCAAATTGTCAATGTCCTACTTGTAAAGGATTGAATAGTATGTTTAACGTATGGAATAACTGGCAACCTCCAACTGTTCATCAAAGAATTGTCAAGAATGTTATAGATAACATGTAATTATTTTCAAATTTTAAAAGGTATAGAAAAATATGCACAATACAATCAGAATGTCTTGTTATTGTAATTTACCAGCGAAAAGTTATACCTGTTTAACAACAGGGTACAAATATTATAGGTGCTCTAAGACAAAAAATGATTGGATTTATAAACATAAAAGATGGACAGTCATAAAGTCTAAATTACAACCGTGTAATTTTAGAAAAATAAAAAGAAAATTTTTAAGTACACATAAAACCTTAAATTATTCATGGAAGAAATGGAAAAAATTCCATATAAATCTTAAAAAAGAAAGAATGATTAATGAGACTAAAAAAATAGATAGAAAGACACCATGTCTCAAGGTAGAATCAATGATATTACAATTATATTTTATCCATAAAAAAATTGAAGGAGATGCTCTTTATGTTGCTAAAATTGAAAAAATAAATATGATTAGAAATGTTTGTTTAAAGTATAATTATAAATGGTATGACCCTAGAAAAGAAACATTTCAACAATTTATTGAAAAATTATACAAATACTTTCCTTTATCAATGTTGTTCTTTAAACCTTTACCAGAAGAAAGATTCCCTATAAAACCTATTGTGAGACTTCCAAAAAATACCACTGAGTCTGTTACAGAAATATGTAACAAAAGAATAAAATTTATTGAAGATATCTCTAGGATTAAACCTAATCCTATAGATACACTTAATAATAAATTGAAAAATATTATTTTAGAAAATAAAAAATACAGAATGTTAAAGAGAAGAGAAATGAGGAATAGAATAAAATATAGTTAATTTTTTTTTTGAATGCTTAGCGTTCATTTTAAATCTTCATCGGTGTAAATATGCTATTGTAAAAAATATGCTATTATAAAAAATGAATAGTACAGTATAACAATAACAATAATATGAATTGTTTTACACATTTTATTAAAAAATATAGTATTTTTATGAATATTGGTTTTATTATTTAAACCAACTAAATTTATACCAAAATCAAAAAGACTGTTACTCCATTCTTTTTTATTTAGTGTTTCTTCACAAGGTTGATTACACAAAGATTCGTGATACGTGTAAACTCCAATTATGTCACACACATTTTCTAACCCATTTTTTAAATCATTATGTTTAAATTTATATTTAACAATATCTATCATTTGATCCCTAGCTTTTTTACTGTAAATCATAGCATGAACGCCTCCTTTCATATAACACTTTACGTGTTCATTTAGTAAAGTAAATGGATTTATCAATAAACATACACATCCTAAAGCATAAATATTAATATTTTTATTAATAATAAATTGTTCTATTTTGTTTTGTATTGCTATATCTTTTATATTTTCAGTAAACATAAAATCATCTTCTAATACTAAAATCCTATTAAGATTTTTAGTTAAACTAAATATATAAAGATTTGTATACGTAAGGTCTGTATAAGTTTTGTTAATTTTTACATTAAAAATGCATTTATCGTATTTTTTATAACCTTTATTGTATACTATAAATACATTCTTAGTAGGGATAATAGATTCTAATTGTTTTTGTATATTTTTATGTCTATCATGACTATATTCCATTGTCATAATATAAGTTTCATCTATAAAATTATCAAAAATTCCTTTATTATATATTAAATGTTTAATATAATATGCTTTTTCATTAAAATGCATTGTCTATAATAAATAAATTTTTTAATTATTAATTTTTACCGAGATTTCTTTTTTTTTGTACTGAATCCTGCAGCTCTTGCTGCTTTCTTATCTACTTCAAATCTTATCTTACACTTAAGAGGTTTAGTTTTCTTTGAAGCAGCTAATACACAACCTTTTACACGTTTTGCAGCTTTTAATTCTTCAGGAGTAGTTGGTTTACATTTAGCTCTGTAAGAATTATATCTAGGTTTTATTTTAGTCTTAAAGTCTTTAAGACTTAATTGACATTTCCCTAGTTTTGCATTGACTTTATTATGGATTAGGAATACCCAATAAGCTACGTTCTCTCTACAGTTCAAAAATCTTGTTATTGGAAGTTCTTTACAAAATTTGTTATAACTTATTCTACAATATTTACATGGAAATATATTACCAAGATTTATAAAGAAATTTTTGTAATTTTTACGATCTTGTCTGGTTGGTTTTAATGGGTAATTGTGAGCTACTGTGTGCAAAAATATCCACGCAGGAGGTCCCCATACTTTTGTACGCATTCCTTCTTTTTGTTCCATTTGTTTAAATTTTGACATCATTGGTATTGCTAATGGTCTTTCTGGTGCTCTTCTAGACATTATACTAATAAACAACATTTTTTTTATGAAGAATTAGGACAAGGTTTTCCAGTATTTACCCATTGACCATTTTTACGAATCCAATATTCTGTTTGTACAACACCATCAACTACTAGAGGTTGGCCTCTAGATGAGTATTTAATACTTCCCATTCCATCTCCACAAACCCACCACATTCCATTAGGGTGTGTAGAATAAGTTTCATTTTTTTGTAAAATTGGAGCTGTAAATACAGGATCTGGACTATTTTCATTTGGATCACTGTATAAATTTTTTTTCAAAGGAGTGAATTCTAAATTGGCGAATTTTGACATTATACTAATAGTAAATATTTTTTATTACTTAAAAAATTGTGTTTATATTTATTATTATGATAAAAAATAGAGGAACTGGTGCTGGTGGTGCTAAAACAAATATTAATGGTAGTATATTAGAAATTAAAGTTAGAAGTTTAATTTCTTCTTGGGTAACATCTAAAAGATTAATACCAACAAAACGTAAATATAAATATGAACATAAATTCAATATAGAAGAAGTTGTAATAAAAGGTAATACGTATATAAGAGCTCCTGAAACTGCATTTCCAAGATGGAAACAAGAATTTGGAGAAGAAAATATTGATACTGTTAAACCTTTACATGGAACAAAATGGCCAGATGATTGTTTAATTAGTAATAAAACAATTAATTGGATAGAATGTAAATGTCAACAGACTTATGGTTCTATTGGTGAAAAGTTACAAACCCCTAGGAACAAAATTAGAAACTTGAAGTGGCGTTTTCCAAATTGGGAAATTAATTATTTTTATATATTAGATCATAATTTTAAAGATTTATGTCCACAGGAGATTTCTGATCTAGAATTCGACAGTATTCCTTATATATTTGATAACGAACAAGATTTCGAACAAAAATTATTAAATATGATAAAATAAATTAATCTTCTTTTCCTATAATCACTTCTACTATTCTTTCATTAAATTCATATGCTTTTTTAACATAGTCTGTAGGTGCAAAATGAAATGGATTTTTAATCATTATAGATGGATTATCCCAATATACTAACACTTTAAATTTATCATCTTCATATTTTTCTAAAGCTTGTTGTGCTATATTTTTTATATCTTTCTCGTAAGGAGGCCAATTGTTCGACATTTATACAAATAACGTTTTTAAATTTTTATATCAATTAATCAGTTTTATGACTAATTATAACTTCAGTAGTCCTTGAACCAGGATTTTTTGAATTAATAGCTCTTCTTGCTTCTATTTTTAATATTTGATAGTCTACAAATGTTTTTGTAACTAAAGGTACGTCACTATTACTCATTGAGAATTTAACTTTTAAATTTTTAACCATTGAAAACAATTTGATATGTGTATCTAAATCAAAACCTTGCTTATTGTATCCTACGAAAGATTTTTTATTTTCTTTTGCGTAAGGTGGGTCTAAATATACATAATCTCCTATGTCAACATTTTCTAAAGAATTTTCAAAACCTAGACAGTAAAAATTTACATTTTTAATCAAACTTTGTATTTTATACAACTGGTCTTTATTAAAAATTTCAGGTACTTTTTTATAATGTCCAAATGGTACGTTAAATCCATTAGGCCCTTCTCTGTACATACCTCTAAACCCTATTTTATTAAGAAAAATAAAATAAGCTGAATGTTTTGGAGTACATTTATCCATAAAGTTAAAAACTGTTCTACACCAATAATAATAACTTTCTTTTGAACTTTTTCCTTCTTCTTCGTTTTTAGGTTTTCTTATTATTTCTTCCCCAGTTAATCCTTTATACTCTTCTTTTAAAATGGTCAATTCTTCTAAAACCTCTTCAATGTTGTCTTGAATATTCTTATAAACATAAATTAAATTTTTATTAATATCATATGCATTTATATTTCCTTTAATGATTATTTTTTTGTCATTAACTAATGTTAGAAGAGCTAGTAATACACTACCTCCTCCTAAGAATATTTCATGATAATTATTCATTTTTTTTGGAAAATTATCAATAACATTCCCAATTATCTGAGTTTTTCCACCAATCCATTTCAAAAAAGGTTTTTGATACATAATAACTATATACGTTTATTTTTAAATACTTAAACATAAATAATTATTATAATTATGTCTTGTTTAACTCGCAGAGGTTATCGTATTGATCGTACAGACGAAACTGCAAAATACATCGAAGCTCTCACTCTTCAACCAGAAGAACAGAGTAGAAACTCTTATAACGATTTCAAAGAACCCGTCTTAGCTTATAGAAAAACAAAAAGCTATATATTTGTCCCTAGACATTACGGTTATCTTGAATTTGGAAAACCTGATTATGATAAAACAGGAGAAGGTGAACCTATCGAATTAAAATTTAACGGGTCTCTCAGAGACTATCAACTTGAAGTTATTGATAAAACTAAACCAGCTTTAGAAGATGAAACAAAAAGAGGTGGTATTTGGGCTTTAGGAACAGGTACTGGTAAAACAGTTATTAGTCTATATTTCCTCAGTGAAATTGTCAAAAGGAAGACTATTATCCTAGTTCATAAAGAATTTTTATTAGACCAATGGATTGAAAGGATAGAACAATTTTTACCTGAAGCTAAAGTAGGTATTATTCGACAAAAAAAAATTGAAATTGAAGACAAAGATATAGTTATAGGAATGATTCAAAGTGTTTCTATGAAGAAGTATCCAAAAGAAACTTTTGATTCATTTGGTCTTCTCATCATCGATGAATGTCACTATGTGTGTAGTAAAACTTTCAGTAAAGCTCTTTTTAAAATTCAACCTAGGTACAAATTAGGTCTGTCTGCTACTCCAGACAGAAAAGACGGGCTGACTAAGTTATTGATTTATCATTTAGGTCCTATCATACATAGAATGAGTAGTACAATAATAGATCCAAAAATTGAATTTTTGTTTACTAAACAAACTTTTACTGAAGAAGTAGATTTCAGAGGAAGAATGAGTATTCAAAAGCTTATTAGTTCATTGACAGAAGATGATGAAAGAAATTCTAAAATTATTAGAAGACTCGTTAAACTTTGTGAAGAAAATAGAAAGACTATTGTATTTTGTCATAGAGTAAACCTTTGTTTCCGACTCAAAAAAATGTTACACTCAGTTTCAAAATTTAAAGGTGCTACTTTTGTTGGTAAGATGAAGAAGGAGGAGAAAGAAGAAGCTAAGCGTCAACAAGTAATTTTTGCAACTTATAGTATGTGTACAGATGCGTTTGATTGTCCTGCGTTAGATTCTTGTATCTTCGCGACTCCTAAGAGTGATGTAATTCAAGCTACTGGAAGGATTTTGAGGAGAAAGAACGAAAATGGACCTTTGGTGATAGATGTAGTAGATAACAACGGTATTTTCAAAGCTCAATACTACAAGAGGAGAAAGTGGTACAAGAGTAAAGGTTATGATTTTGTGAACGATAAGAAAAAAGAAGTTAAAGGTCAAAAAAAAATTAATAAATTTTTAATAAAAAAATAATTTTCTTGGTATACTATTAATGAGTAAACCCGGAAAAGTATTAAAAGCGTTGTGTAAACGTTTAAAAGTGCGTTTAACTATAAAAAGAGGTAAAAAGAGGGTGTACAAAAGCGTTGCTGTTCTTAAAGCACAGTGTAAAAGAAAAGTTAAAAAGAAAAAAAAAGTTAAAAGGAAGAGGAGAAGAAAGTTTGGTGCATCTTTAGCAGTAGAAGACGATGACAATAATAATAATAATCCTATAGATATGAGTTTGGATGAGTTAGAGAGAAGATTTAATAGATTAGGTTTTAGTGTAGAAGTACAACCTGGAGATCTTGTGAATATACAGAGTAATTCAAATGTAAATAAAAAATATATAGTAGACATTCGTAATAAATTATGTGAATGTCCAGGATGTATGTACAGTCTTACATGTAGTCATTTAAAAGCATTGTTCCCCAATGATCCAGAAGTACAGGAACCATATCAATCAGGTAGAGCATGGGTAAAAAAATATAAAGAAGAACATGACGGTAGAGAACCTAGAGATTCAGATAGAGATCAGAGATATAGGACAAGATACAAGAAATATTGGGATTGGCATAATGAGATGAAAGAAATAGATACAACAAAAATTGAAAATAAGCAGGGAGATTATAAAAGACAAAGAGATTTTGGACAAAAAAGAAAAAGTAGAAAGAAAGTTAAAAAAGAAAAAATATCAGCAAGTCTTAAAAAGCTTTGTAAAAAACACAAGGTGCGTTTGACTGTCAAAAGGGGTAAAAAAAGGGTGTACAAAAGCGTTAAAGTCCTCAAAGCACAGTGTAATAAAAAGAAATTATCTAAGAGTAGTTCATTTGGTAAGAAAAAGAAACAAGTTAAGAAAAAGAAAAATTCTATAATGGATACAGTAAAAAAGTATGGTATTCCATTAGGGATAGGTGGAGCAGTTCTAGCAGGAGGTATTGGGACTAATATGTATTTAGACAATTTATACACCAACATATTACTTCAAAAAATAAAAATCGATAGTATAAAGAATAAAGCTTTAAGAAATCACTTTAATCAACAATTCATTACTCAACAGTTTGTTCAAGAAAAATATAAGCAATTAATAGAAATTAATAATACAAATAATGCAAAAGAAATTATGACTGAAAAAGAATTTAAATTAGCAAAAGATATAGATAAATTTGAAAAAAGAATGTATAAAAAAGATAGAAAATTATTAAAAAAAATTGTAAAAATAGTCCCCCGTATACGTCATGGGGAATATGCAGTAATTATAGCTCATAAATTTTATAAAGATTACTTAAAATTCGTAATGGAAAATTGTACTATAATAGGTTATAGAGATTGGAAAGAGTTTTGGAATGATTTAAGAATGAATATTGGAAGAAACAGAGGTAGAAATTCTATAAAAGAATATACAGTTAATGTTAATAGAGACACTTCATTTGGTTCTGTTGCAAGAATGGTACCTGTTAATTTTAGAAACATTCAACGAGGTAGTCATTATATCGTAACAAAAAATAATGGACAAGAAATTTCAGGTCAAATAATGTATTACCAAGGACCTAATAATCATCTTAATTATGATAATAACGAACAAGATGAAAGAGCGTTTATTTTAGTAAAAGTTACTGAAGATATAGGACCTTTTTTCCATAGGATATTTGCAGATCAGATTGATAGAATTGAGAAAGTAGATTTCCCATTGTTACCCGAAGCCTTAGTTAAAAAAATTGAAGGTTATTAAAAGACAATAATTTTCTTGGTATACTAAATGATAGTAAACCTGGAAAAGTATTAATTAATTTTGTTACTAAGATTATAAAGTAAATAACAATTCCCTAGATTAACTAACACACTTAGTAGTAAGACTACTGCTAAATATATTAAAAATAGTTTCATAGGGTGAGTATATCCACCTAAAAGACTGTTTACAAAGTTTTTCATTTCATTTTTACCTTTTTCTTCTATGGTTTCTCCTTTACTCATTGTAATTAGTTTATATAAAAAATAATGTATATTTACGAGTATGGTAAGAAAGAGAAAGAAGAAGAAGGTAGAATTAGTACAAAGAAAAAATTTAAATCCTTTCGCAGATTTTATAACCATTAAAAAAGCTGAAGTAAAGAAAGAAAAATATGTGTCAAATTTTTTTGAAAGAAATGAACCTAAAAATTTACTTGAAGTAGTTGGAAATAGTACTAGTATAATATCTTTAAAAAAATGGTTCAGATCTGTTATAGAAGGAGAAGAAGTTCCTCCTTTTTGTTATATATTTGGAGAACATGGTGTTGGAAAAACTATTTCTATTAAATTAATATTTAAATCTTTTGGTTATGAAATAGTAGAATACAACGAAACTTCTAAATTAGATAAAAAAAAAATAGTAGCACAAATAGAAAAAATTTCTCAAAATAACGGTATCAATAAATTATTTGAAACAAGTAAAAAAAAAGGAATTGTTATAGATTGTGTTGAGAAAGTTTTAGGAGAAAGTGATAAGAATTTAAAAAAAATAATGAATTGTAAAAAACTTCCTATAATTTTAATTTCTAATCAAAAAACAATTAATAGTAAAAATGTTTTTAAAAAATATTCTCATTGTATCCGTTATAGAAATCCTTGGCCAAATGAATTAAAAGAATTGAGTAAAAGAATTATAAAAAATGAAAATATTAAGATAACAAAAAAGAGTACTGAATATATTATTAAAAAATGTAAAGGAGATGTAAGATATTTTTTGAATATTATGAAAATGTCTAAGGTTAATAATGGGGCTAAGATAAAAATTAAAGAAACTAAAAGAATAATAGCTTTTATGGAACGGGATAATTTTTTCGAAACAAAGGAAGTAATTCATAATATTTTCAACAAAAACTGTAAATTAAAAATAAGTGATGTTTATAAACAATGTGAGTCAGATACTCTTTTATTAACTTTTTCGTTACAAGAAAATTATCCAAAATTTTATAATTTCGAAGATGTTTGTGAAATAGCTGATTCAATAAGTGAAGGAGATATTTTCAGAAGTTATATGTTTAATAATCAATGTTGGGAAATGTATAATTATACAGTAAATAGTAATTTTTCTTTTCCTAATTTATGTTCAAACAATTCAAAATGGACTGAAAATAGTAAATTAAAACAAAGTCAGTATATAACTAGTAGGTGGCCCATTGTAAATAATGAAAATAAAAAAAAAGAATGGTTTGATAAAACTTTTGTAAAATTAAGCGTAAACGAAATATCTATGTTTGTACATAAAATACTCATTCCTCAATTAATAGTTAAAAAAGAAATTTCATTAGAAATAGTAGAACAGTGTAAACATTTAGGACTAGATTATGTATCAATTATTAAATTTTACACAATTTCTTTAAAAAAAATTAAGAATTTAACTAAGAAGACAAAAGAAAAACTTAAAAATATATTTCAAGAATAATATATTTAGTATTGTTAATGGAAGAAGAACAAGTAGATAACGGATTTATAGAAGAACAAATTACTAAAAAATACCATGAAATTATGAGGAATATGAAAAAAGAATATAAAGGTAATGCAATAACATTAAAATCTCCCGAAAGTAGGATAATGTTAGAAATATTAAGATTTCATCCTGATTTTAAAAAAAAATGGAAAAAAGGATATAAGTTTGTGTATACTACTGGTGTAAACAATAGTGGTACAACTTACTATGATATATTTATTAAAAATTTACAAGGTAGACTTAATACTTTTAAAAAGGACAGATGTAAAATAGGTTTAAAAACATTAGAAAATAATTTTAAGAACATAACAAAAAAACCTATTATACAAACAACATTAGAAGAATTTAAAAAAAAATTTAAAGAACAAGTTGATTTTAGGAAAGATTTTGGTATATGTACAAAATGTTTTGGTTATGATGGTAAAAAATTTGTATTTTGTGATTGTTTGTTATCAAGAACTGACTATAATGAATTTAGGTGTTCTAATCCTTTTGAATATCACTATACAATTGAAGGAGAATTGCTTAAATCTGTACATTATACATACGAACAAGGTTTTGAAGGTGAAGACCCTAATGATAATCAAAGTATATATGATAAATACAGTGTAACTACTGAAACAATAACAATACCTGGTAAACCTGATATTAAAAGAGGTACAATATTGTATCATTTAAGTGATAAAAAATATATCATAGTTAATGATATTAATTCTTTTAGAAAAAACTTTGAAGATCGTATAGCAGAAGCAAACGTAAATAAGACAATAATAACAATACCTAAGGGATATAGAAATCTTAAAAAATATGACGAACAATAAAATATTTTATAATATTACATGGAAAGTAAAGTAGAAAGCGTTAGATAAGGTGTTGATAGTTTTATTTCCGAAAATAATTTATTACCTATATTTCTGGGGGTTACAGTTGGTGCAGCTGTTCAAGAATTTATAGTATCATTTAATGACAATATTCTTATGCAATTACTAACTCCTTATTTAGGTCAATCTTATGAAAACATTATATTAACAGTAGGGAAATTCAAACTAAAAACAGGTAAGTTTTTAAAAGAATCAATAGAATTAATTCTCACATTAGTTTTAATGTACGTTTTAGTAGAACTTTTTGTTAAGAAATACATAATTAAACCTAAACCAAAAAAGGAACAAGAATAAATGATTAAAATAATTTTTAATACTTTTAGTAAAAGCTTTAAAATTTATTTTTATTTACATGAAATTATTTTTTCTTTTTAATTTTATTTTTACATTGCTTCTTCAAAATCTTTTCTGACTTATACACCCTCTTTTTTCCCCTTTTTACAGTTAAACGCACCTTGTGTTTTTTACAAAGCCTTTTCAAAGCTGCTGAAGGTTTTTTGGAAACTTTCTTTTTCTTTTTAACCTTTTTACGTTTTCTTTTAACCTTTTTCTTTCTTCTTCCATATCCTCCTAATAATCCTTGCATAAAAGATCGTTTAGGAGCTGGAGGAGTACTGTCTCCCATAACATTATCAAAAATAGAATCAGTACTCATACCTGAACCCTTTAACATTGAAAATTGATTCGATGCATCTTCTACACTCATATCGGATAGTGTTGATAAAGCAGCAATTACAACAAGTTCCTTAGGGTTAAATCTTCCTGTTTCTTTAAGTTGTCTTAAATCATTAATTTTTTCCATAATATCAGGATTTTCTTGTAAAATTTTACTAATACTAGCAGGATTAATGATATTAAAAATACCAGAAAGAGGGTTAGGACTACTTCTTTTCCTTCTTCGTTTTACAGGTTTTCTGCGTTTTACAGGTTTTCTGCGTTTTACAGGTTTTCTGCGTTTTACAGGTTTTCTGCGTTTTACAGGTTTTCTTCGTTTTACAGGTTTTCTACGTTTAGTAGTTTTTCTTCTTCCATAAGCTCCTTTGATAGCTTTAGGACAGTAAAGACTTCCGAAACGCCTTCTACGCTTTCTTTTACCGAATTCTGCTGGTGTTCCTTCTTTTGAATCTTTTTTATCTTCTTTAATATCTTTTTCGACTTTTTCGATTTGTTGTTTAAATTCTCCCATTATTTCTTCTAATTTTTGTTTTTGATCAGTTAGTTCTCCTTTTGTATTTTCGTCGTCAGTTTTTTCTATCTCTGATTGTAAATCATTAACCATTGAACCAAAAATATCATTGATTATTTTACCATGATCTAGTATTTCTTTTAAAGTTTTACTACTATCATCATCTAAATTTTTAATAGACTCTAATTGACTATTAATAGATGTAGAAATTTCCGTTAACTTATTATTAATAGTGTCAACATATTTGTGATGATCTTTTTTTATGTTACTTGTTGCTTGAGCTAATTGTACTATAGAATTTTTTAATTGACCTATTTGTTGAGTAGCTTCTTTTACTTTTGAACTACAATTATTTCCCATTTAATAATAACCGAGAAAAAAAAACGATTCCTTTAATTTTTAATTTTTAAATAATACTATTTAACTGTTAAAAATTAATATTGAACTAATAAACTTAGTTGGAGTATGCAAGACCACCCATACCACTCATGATTCTAAGAACATTGTAGTTGGTTGCGTATACTTGGTATTCATCAGCAGCACCATTACCAGCATCGTTCAATTGCAAGGTTGCGTTGTCGATTCTGGAGAAATTGCATGTACCACTTGGTTGATGATCTTCTGGGCGAAGACCGAAACTGTATACACCAATTCTGTCACCATGAGGAACATTGGTGTGGTGTTGCATTGGTTGAACACGAGTGAAATAGTTCATTGGTCTTTTTGCGAAACGATCATGACCGTTCAATTGCAATAAAGCACTACCTCCTTGAGTACCAATATTTTTGAAATCAGTTGCGAAACCTTCTCCTGCAGCTCTAGTAGTTTCTCTCAATACCCATACAAGTTCTTTACATGGATGATTGAAATCTAATCTCAAGGATTGACTTGCACCAGCACCTGCAGTTCTTGCTACTGCACCAGTGTATTGTACTTGGTCAATCAAATATTCATGAGATTGTTGTGCGAAACGTCTTCTTTCTTCGGTATCCAAGTAGATGTAGTCAACAAACATTTTAATACTAATATCAGTTGGATTGTTAGCAGCAGTATGAGATAATTCTGATGCTGCTGCGAATTGAAAGTTAAATTTAACTTCATGATATTGTAAAGCAATCAATGGAAGTGCCAATCCTGGGTTTCTGTTAAACCAGAAAACAAGAGGGCAGTAAAGAGTAGCAGTTGTGTTATGTGTAACTTTATTACCACTAACTTTACCGTAACCAGACTTAACTGGAGCATCATCAGCATCATTAGGTCCGTAATGAGCATTACTCAATTCGTTCCAGATTTGGATCCATGCTGCGTAGTGTTTGTCAATTTTTTGACCACCAATTTCTACTTCAACACTTTCAACTAAGTTATGAACACCATTAGTGGTTAATTCACCAATAGTAGCATTGTTTGCTGTTGTAAGTTTAACTTCAAGAACGCAATTGGAAACCAAATCACCATTTCTTGAGATTGTTGCGGTTGCTCGTGAACCAGGAGTGGCGTTACCCATAAAGGTTTGTTCGACCGACTCGATTGCGAAGTTGGTACATCGTCTGTACACAACCTTCCAGAAGGTAATTTGAGGATTACCTGTTAAGTAAATGTCTTGTGCGCCGTAAGCTACTAATTGCATTAAACCACCACCCATGTTTGATACTATTAAGAAATATAATAATTTTGAAAAAAAACCTAAATTAATTAATTTAAAAAATAAAAATTAATTATTAGTATGAAGATACTTTCATGGAATGTTGCTTTAACTACATGTTTATTGAGACTTTTTAGTGGAATTTATAAATCAAGAAAGTTATCTTCACAAAAAATTTTTGAATTAATTAACAAAATTAAACCAGATATAGTATGTTTTCAAGAAGTTCAGTCCTATGCCTATAATTTTTTATATTCCATCTTAGAAAAAGACTATCCTTATTCTTGTTACAACCCTGAATTAGGACTTTTGACCATTAGTAAAATGTATTTACAACCCGAAGAATCTGTTTTGTTTCCTAAAGATACTTTTACAACTTGTTGTGGAATAAGAACAGGAATCATTCATACATTTATTCCTAAAATAAATAAATACATCGTAAACATTCATCTTCCCTTAAGAAAACATGAAAACGATTCAATATTGAATCAATTAAAAAATTGTTTAAATTCATTAAATGGGGAAATTATTCTATTAGGAGATTTTAACGTTGACTATCCTGATTTGTTTAATTTACTAAATACTCTTAGTATAAGAAAATCACCTATTCCTAAAATAACTTTTACTCATTTAGTAAATTATCAATTAGATTACATGTTTTACATTAAGAATAATGAATGTGTTCCTTTAAAATACAAAGTTATTCGGAATCTTGAATCTGATCACTATCCAATTTTTTATTCCTTTTCGTAAAAATACTTTTATATTTTTAAATGTATTCTAAAATACTTTTAAAATTATAAAATTAATCCATTAGACTTAGTTGGAGTATGCAAGACCACCCATACCACTCATGATTCTAAGAACATTGTAGTTAGTTGCGTATACTTGGAATTCACTACCGTCAGCATGTGGAGCATCATTAAGAGTCAATTGCAAAGTTGCGTTGTCGATTCTTGAGAAATTGCATGTACCACTTGGTTGATGATCTTCTGGACGAAGACCGAAACTGTATACACCAATTCTATCACCATGAGGAACATTGGTGTGGTGTTGTAATGGTTGTACACGAGTGAAATAGTTCATTGGTCTCTTAGCGAAACGATCATGACCATTCAATTGTAACAAAGCACTACCGCCTTGTTTACCCATATCAGCTTCAAAGTTACACAAACCTTCAGCTGCTGTTAGGTTTCTTTCGACCCATACAAGTTCTTTACATGGATGGTTAAAGTCTAGTCTCAAGGATTGACTAGCGGCAGCACCTGAAGTTCTACTAACTGCACCAGTGTATTGAATTTGATCAATCAAGTATTCATGAGATTGCTGTGCGAAACGTCTTCTTTCTTCGGTGTCTAAGTAAATGTAGTCAACGAACATTTTAATACTGTTAATTTTTGCAACAGTGTTACCAAGAACATTTGCTGTATAACCTGAACTATCTGCATTAACTGTACCAATCTGTGTAGTAAGATTAGCAAATACATTAGCCAAAGCACTAAATTGGAAGTTAAATTTAACTTCATGGTATTGCAAAGCGATAAGTGGAAGAGCCAAACCTGGGTTTCTGTTAAACCAGAAAGCCAAAGGAACATAGAAAGTTTCTGTAGAAGTAACTTTAGCTGCATTATTAGCTAAAGTTATAGCTGCTGGAATAGCTGCATGACCTAATGTTTTACCACATCCAGATACAACTGTTGTACTATCATCAGTTTTAGGACCATAATGAGGACAACATAATTCGTTCCAGATTTCCATCCATGCACCGTAATGTTTGTCAATTTTTTGACCACCAATTTCTACTTCTACACTTTCTACTAAATTGTACATACCACCTTGATGTAAACTTGTTCTAACTGATACAGGAGGATCAGCATTACTAAATCCAGATAAGAATGAAGCATCAACTTCAAGAACGCAATTGGAAACCAAATCACCATTTCTTGAGATTGTTGCGGTTGCTCGTGAACCTGGAGTGGCGTTACCCATAAAGGTTTGTTCTACCGACTCGATTGCGAAGTTAGTACAACGTCTGTATACTACCTTCCAGAAGGTAATTTGAGGATTACCTGTTAAGTAAATGTCTTGTGCTCCGTAAGCTACTAATTGCATTAAACCACCACCCATGTTTTATAATATAACAAAATAAAAAAATTTTGAAAAAAAACCATTTCCTTTAATTTTTAATTTTTAAATACTACTATTTAACTGTTAAAAATTAATTAATCGTTAGATTTAATTAGAGTATGCAAGACCACCCATACCACTCATGATTCTAAGGACATTGTAGTTGGTTGCGTATACTTGGAACTCATTAGCTGCACCATTAGCATGAGCAAGAGATAATTGTAAAGTTGCGTTATCGATTCTAGAGAAATTGCATGTACCACTTGGTTGATGATCTTCTGGACGAAGACCGAAACTATATACACCTATTCTGTCACCATAAGGAACATTAGTATGATGTTGTAATGGTTGTACACGAGTAAAGTAGTTCATTGGTCTTTTTGCGAAACGATCATGACCATTCAATTGTAACAATGCAGTACTTCCATTTGTACCTCCAATACCAGCAAAGTCGGTTGGGAAACCCTTAGTCGTGTTTCTTGTAGTTTGTCTTTCTACCCATACAAGTTCTTTACATGGATGATTAAAGTCTAATCTTAATGATTGCATACCTCCAGTACCAGCGGTTCTTGAAACAGCGCCAGTGTATTGTACTTGGTCAATTAAGTACTCATGAGATTGTTGTGCAAAACGTCTTCTTTCTTCAGTATCCAAGTAGATGTAATCAACAAACAATTTAATTGATGAAATAGCAGGAGCTTTAGTATTATCTGTAGCAATTTCTGATGCTGCTGCAAATTGAAAGTTAAATTTAACTTCATGATATTGTAAAGCGATGAGTGGAAGTGCCAAACCTGGATTTCTATTGAACCAGAAAACCAAAGGAACATAATGAGTTTCATCGTCATTAAAATCAAGTAATGCGCCTATTGCTTTACCATAACCAGATATAGCTGGTGCTGAGTCATCAGTTTGAGGACTAAAATGTGGGTTGCTCAATTCATTCCAGATTTGCAACCATGCAGAGTAATGTTTGTCAATCTTTTGACCACCAATTTCTACTTCTACACTTTCTATTAAAGCATGCATACCTCCATCAGTGTATGGACCAGTATTATGTTGATTAGCTTCAATTTGAAGAACGCAATTGGAAACCAAATCACCATTCCTTGAGATTGTTGCTGATGCTCTTGAACCTGCTGCTGCGTTACCCATAAAGGTTTGTTCAACAGACTCAATTGCGAAGTTAGTACACCTTCTGTATACTACCTTCCAAAAGGTAATTTGAGGATTACCTGTTAAGTAAATGTCTTGTGCTCCGTAAGCTACTAATTGCATTAAACCACCACCCATATTTTATACTATTACAAAACAAAATAAAATCCGAAAAATTATTTATTACGATCATTATAATGAGTGTTTTTTGCCTTTACAAAAGCTTGTTCTAAATCTCCTTGACTAGGTTTTTGGATAGGGTAGACGTAACGTCTGGCTAAAAATTCACCTACTGCTACATCACCGTTAAAACTTTTTTCAGTATCATCTCCTTCTGAAACATTAACAGCTTGTTCACGGACAGCAATCATTTGACGAAAATAATTAACGTCAAAGTTTCCATCTATGATGTGTTTGTAGAATTTAGGGTATCTTTCCTTAAATTCTTTGTATTTTTCATCCATTTCTATTTTGGATAATAACTCTGAATCTTTACCTATGTTTTCAGCATTTTGAATAATGCTTTCATAGTCTATAACGTGCGCCATATAAATATTCAGGGATATTATTTTTATACTTATTTCATATTTTTATAATGATATGATAATCTAACTTGTTCTTCATAAGCATCATTAATACATTTGTTAGCGCTAGTATTAGAATGATTAGAATCGACAAAATTCATGTAAGTGGTTGAATTTGTATCAAACCAACTTGAATCTTCTGGGCAATCTTTCAAAGTTTCATTAAAAAGAATTTGACTCATATTTTGATAAGCTGGGAGATTTTCACCTCTACTAGACATACCTTGTACAGGTGCTCCTTCATGGGTACTTCCAGAATCAACTGATGCGTTAGTTGGTTGTGGAACAGGAAGTACATTATCCATTTGTGGAGGAACAGTATTATTAGGAGTGTAAAAAACAGAAGCTTGTTCAACGTTTGATGATGATAACATTGGAGTTGGACTTGGTGTATTCATTAATACTATTCAATATTTTTTTTATTGTAAAATATCTTGTAATAATTGTCTTTCTAAATTAGAATTCGTAAAGAATCTATAAACATAATTCTCTGTTACTTTTTTTTCCCTTGTTATCATAACTGATTTAATATTGTGTAAATATGACCTAACAATAAAAGCTTCTAAGCCTTTTGCCATGATACACGGATAATTTTCTGCTTCATTAAATTTTTCTTGTCTCAAGAATACTTTAGTAAACATTAAAGAAGCTATATCAAATACATCTATATTTCTTTTTTTTCTCCAAGTACGTATACTAATACTTGGATAAGATGTTATTTTATCATCTTTTGAATACCTAAAAATCATAGTTTCTCTAACTTGTGTACCTACTACACAATCTCTTGTATTGTGTAAATAATTCATTTGTTGAAATATTTTATCTGTATGTAAAACATCCCCTAAAAAACAAAATGTGATATAATCCCCACTAGCCCTTTGGAAACAAAAATTAAGAGCTCTTCCTAAAGATACTTTTATAAAATGAGTTATGTTTATTAACCTGATATTTTTTGTTATTTTTTTATATTTAGATATTTCTTCCCATAATTCAAATGACATATCTCCATTAATATGATTGTCAAAAATAATTAATTCAATAAAAAAATTTCCATCCTGGTTAATAATACTATCCATAGACTTTTTAAAATCATCAAAACTTTCATTATTTACTATCATAAATACACTAACATTTGTTTCTGGAAGTTCAAATAACCAAGGTGGTACATCTATTTCATCTATTATTTCATAATTAGATTTAGTACTTCCCCAAAATTGATAAGCAAAACTTTTACCATGACCTTGGTATTTAAGACCTGTATAATGTTCTGGATAAAACATAAAACTAGGATATATTTTTATCTTTGGAAGTGTTTTGTTATAAATTTTAGTAAAAAGAAGAGGTCCTACTGTTTGCCATGCTTTTTTACCTGTTTCTTCTTTACTTACAGGTATTTTGTTTATTATTTCTAAAATGTTTGAAAGTAAAGGATGATTAGCTTCAAATCCTAATACTCCTGTAGCAACAAGACCTTTTCTAATTTGTTCATTTTCATATACAGCAAAAGAAGTTTCTAATAAAAAATTTTCTATTTTTTCTATACAATATGAATCAGCATCCACGTACACTCCTCCGTAACGATTAAGAATTTCATATCGAATAATATCAGCTTTTCCACAATACTCTTCTATTTCATCAATTTTAACTTGAGAAGCAAATTTTTCTGCTCTTATTCTCTCTTCATCCCAAAGGATATATTTAAACCCAGGGTTTTTGTTCTTCCAAGAATTCATCAAAGAAACGGGAGGTTCTAAATTACCGATCCATATTTGGTGAATTGTCTTTGGTATCATTAATAATAACCAACAATTTTTTTTTATACTCGTTTAAAGAAATACTTTAAAACATTGCTAACAAACAATGGATGAAAATTTCCTCAGTCCTTATGATATTTTAGGTGTATCTGAAAATGCATCTTTAGGAGAAATACATTGCGCTTATAAAAGATTAGTAAGAACAGTACATCCTGATAGAAATCAAAAAGTTTATAATTGGAGTAAAGAAGATGTAAATGAAGCTTTTCAAATGATATTCCAAGCTTATAAAACCCTAGTGAAACAAAAAAAAGTTAGCACTGAAGATTTCCCTGAAATAAACGTTGATTATATCCTTGAGGAAGAATATAGAATTTCTAAAGAAGAAGCTAGTTTTGACATAAAAAAATTTAATCAAAATTTTGATCTAATGAAACAAAAATTTAATACACTAGATGATGATCCAAATAATCAAGGATATTCTTTTTTTAATCACGGAGCAGAAGATGTTAAAATGATAAAATTTGACAATTCTCTAGTGATTTACAAAGAGCCTCACGAATACTTAAATCCAACAACTGCTAAAAATTTAGGAGAAAGTGTTATAAATGATTATAGTATTAATTCAAATAACCTAGAAGGAAGTGATTTAAAAATAGCATACAGAGAACCTACAAAACTAGGGGAAGTAAAAGAAGAAAATATAGAAGCAAAATTCCAAGAACTACTTACTGAAAGAGAACAAAAAGAAGTAAAAGAAGAAGAAAAATTATTAGAAAAAAAATTCCAAGAACTACTTATTGAAAGAGAAAAATCAATTCCAGAAATAGACCCTAAAGAGCTTGAAGAGAAGAAAAAGAAAAAAGAACGTCTTGAACAAATTAGACAAAATAAACTAAGAAAAAGAGATGAAATATTGGTGACAAGTCTTTATCTTAAATAATATTAACAATAATATTAATACGACAAATAAGATTATCGTATTAAAATTATTAAATGAACTAATTTTTCCATTTTAGCAAAAGGTACCACTTACCTTCATTCTGACCTTTATCTATTTTCCCTAGTTTAATAAAATAGTCTTTTGGTCCCCAAAAAGAAATAAGATCTTTTTTGAGGTAACTTCCTTTTCTATCAAAAGTTCTGTAAAAATGACTTCTTCTGAAGATATAAGAATGTTTACATTCATCTTCTGGGATGTCTATGTCATCAGATTGTTCTAATATCCATCTATATGAATTTTTTGGAGAACCATTTGGTAGCACTTCATTTTTGGCAGCCTCTAAAATATCTTCCCATCCTTCACAAGGATTACACAACTCTTGTAAACATTTTTGATATGAAATGTCTCTTTTTTTTACAAATTCAGGTTCATTTTTTTTATTTCTAGTATTAGATTGAGTTGCTTCTTCCATTGATAATTATTGTAGTAAAATTTCTTTATATTCCTTACTATATACTTCATCGTTCACTATTTTTAATAATGGACACGATAATTTTAAAGAAAGGTTTACACAATTATTATCAAATTCATGTTTATTAATTCTAAGACCTCTTGCTATCCACCAAGTACCGTAAGGATTGTCATCAGTATAAAAAGCTGTTATCAGCCACCATAACGAATAAAGTTCTTTTTCTGTTATGTTTTCAGAATTTAAAAATTTAAGAAGATAACCAAAAATAATAACGTCTGTCTCTTCTAATCTTTTAGGTGGAAATGTTCTAAAACACCTGTATATAATACTTTGGGCTTTACTAAATTTTCTATAAGAATTATAAAGTAATATATTCGGTATATTAAGTTTTTCACTTATCTTATCAAGTAGAGAAAGACATTCCATTTAAATGTAGTCATTATTTTATTTTTAATATTTTAATAAAATCCTCTTCTATAGAAGATTCTTTTCTATCCCTAGAAAAGGGTTTTAAAAAGTTTAATTGTTCTTTAGGTTTTTTATTCCATCTCCAAAAAACTCCATCTTTCTTAACATAAATTGTTCCTTTGTAATGATTACTAACACATTCATATTTTCCACGAATTTTTTTATAAAACCTTTTAGGTACAAATTTTTTCCTTACCCTTTTAGAAGGACAAATTTCTTGTAAAACTTTAGCTTTTTTATTAAAAGCTTTTGTATCCCACCAATCTCTATAAGTACAACCATTTCCACATATTCTACTATGGATTCCACAAGGAAAACCTTTCAAATTATTTCCTTTATACTCAACTTTGCATAATTTTGGTTTAGACTTTTTTATTGTCAGTCCTAAAAAGTCAAAATTTAGGGTGTAGTCTGTTTTTGGAGGTATTTGTAGAGGATTTTGAATCAACCTTCCTGCTTCTTTATAAGCATGATTATGTTTAATATAGTCTTTTTCTCTACCACAAACTGTACATCTTATACAACATTCTCCTTCTTTCATAAGATCTTTTATATGAAATTCATCTTTTAATAATAAACCGTTTTGTGTATAAAATGGATTAAAAGAATGATTCAAACATTCTTTTGTACCAAAATTAGTAAATTGTCCTGAAGAATTATAATCTGGATTTTTTCTTCTCATCTTACTAATAATAATTTCTTTTTTTTAAGACTGTAAAAATTTGAAAAAAAAATGTTAGTATTTTATAAATGAACTACTATAATAGATTTGGAAATGTCATGAATAGACAAGCTTTTCAAGTTCCTCAAGTTGTCCAGAAGCCTTCTTTTAAAATTCCAAATGAAACAACAAATTTAATAAGGCATTTTGGTCCTCTTGTTATATTTTTTTTACTAGTTCCTGGGTTTATATTTGAATTTGGATTAGAAGATGATGACGAAAAAAGAAGGAAAATAAGTACTAAAACAGCATTTATACATGCATGCGCATTCGCTGGTGTTCTTAAAATTGTACAATTTTTAGTAAATAAATTTTCTTAGGTAATAGTAATGAGCTTTAGCGAATACCCTCCAAAAACTACTTATTTAGAACCTCCTCTTTTCTATTTCTGCGGAAATAAAAAAGAATCAAGAGGTAGGTGTATAGTACCTCTTCGTTATGAGAAACATACACAAGGAACTTTTACTAAAAAAATATTTAACGACAACTCTAATTTTTCTATAGTAGCAGACTTTGACGTAGGAAAAAAAGGTCCTCCTCAAGGAAATCCTAGACCTTTAATACAAATTGGTAATGGATTTGTACAGTCTTCGTGAATTTATCCCATTTAAAATATTTAATTAACATTAATGAGTAACAAACTTTATTGGCACAAACAACAAGAAATAGTTCTTAAAAAATGGGCAGAGACAGCTAGTAGTTATCGTTACTTACACGATCGTTCTTTTCAAAAATACACAAGTCAAAACATGTGGTTTGCTATTCCTGTTATTATCCTCAGTACAATTACAGGAACTGCTAATTTTGCTCAGGCAAGTTTCCCAGATTCTGCTAAAGAAATAGCTCCTGCTATCATAGGTTCTTTAAATTTAGCAGCAGGTTTAATAACAACTATTGCTCAATTTTTGAGAGTAAGTGAGCTTTTAGAAGGACATAGAGTAGCTAGTGTAGCTTATGGGAAGTTTTCTAGGAACATAACAGTAGAACTTTCTTTACCAATAGAAGAAAGAACTATAGGGGGAACTGAGTTTTTGAATAATTGTAGATCGGAATTAGATAAACTTATAGAACAAAGTCCTAACATTCCAATGAATATTCTCAAAAAATTTGAAAAAAAATTCAAAGATAAAGAATTTATGAGACCAGATATTCTTGAAATATCTTCTGTAGAAATTTATGTTCCAGATGAAGAAGAACAAAGAAAAGAGAGAGAAAAAATATTTAAGGAAGAGCAAGAAAAAAGAAAAAAAATTATAGAAGAAGAGAAATCAACAATAGAAAAAGTTATGAGCGAAGCAGCATTAAGGAAACAAGCAGCAAAAGAAGTAATTAAAATAGAAAACAAAAAACATAGAATGTCTGCGACTAGTGTATTTGGGGATATGGATAAACTTTTAGGGTTGTTAAAACCAGGGGAAACCACGGAAACAATTGAAGAAAAAGATGATAGTGATACATCTTCAGATAACGGTACTACTTTTGACAATGGTATAACTTTTGAAAATAATGTTGAATTAACAGAAGCAGTTAAAAAAGAAGATGAAGACTAATTAAAGAAAAAAGAATAATTTTATCTAATAAATGGATTTATTGGATGAAATGATTCAAAGAAATATTAGGCTTGAAAAAAGTGTAAATATTTTAGAAAGACATAAAGAAGAATCTCAAGTTTTAATAAATAGGGAAGTGGTGTATCAGAAGTATATTTGTCAATTTAGTGATGCTTATCTTAGTGGTAATGAACTCTATATAAAAATAGGAGATAGTTACATAGATTGGTACAAAAAAAATTATTTAAATGATTCGAAAAAATATTTAAAGTATATAGGGATTATTAATTTTATTTTAAATAATGAGTACTAGTATGACAACAGAGGATACTTCTCCTAAACCTATAAAAATTAAAAAAAAAAGAGGCAGAAAAAGAAAAAATAATTTTGATGATTTTAAAGTTAATTCTAATAATATAAATACAGTTGGAGACCTAATAAAACTAGCTAAAGATTGGGATACATTTCATTTAGGATTGTCTATAAAATCAAAAAAAAGACAAAGATTATGTAAAAAAGCTTATGATTTGAATACATTATGTTCTATTGTAGTTCATTTAGAAGAACTTAATGATTTGATTGGTTTAGAAGAAGTAAAAAAAACAGTTGTTAATCAAATATTATTTTTTATACAGGGTGTTAATAGTAAAGAAATGATGCACACCGTAATTACAGGTCCACCTGGAGTAGGTAAAACAACCCTAGCTAAAATCTTAGGGAATATTTATTCTGCCTTAGGATTTTTATCAGAAGGACATTTTATGCAAGTAGGAAGACCTGATTTTATAGCAGAATATTTAGGACAAACTGCTATAAAAACAAGAAGATTGTTACATACAGCTTTAGGTGGAGTTCTTTTTATAGATGAAGCTTATTCTTTAGGACATACTAGTCACGGGGATTCATATTCAAAAGAAGCTATAGATGTGATTAATCAATTTTTATCTGAGAATACAGAAGATTTTATGTGTATCATTGCAGGATATAAGAATGAATTAAAAAGTTGTTTTTTTGCAGGAAATAAAGGGTTAGAAAGAAGATTTCCGTGGGTGTATAATATCAAAGGATATAGTTCAGAACAACTAATGGAAATATTTAAGTATCAAGTTTTTAAAAATGGTTGGGATTTAAATGTTGATGAAAATATTCTTAAAAATAGTTTTAAAGAAAATAAAGATTTATTTACCAACAATGGTGGAGACTGTTTGTCACTTTTTGATAAATGTAAAATACAAAGTGCAAGATCTTCTTTTGGAACAGAAGAAACAGTAGAAAGCATCAGTGACCGAAGTTTTTTGAAAGGTATGGAAGTTTTTAAAAAATTTAAGAGTAAGGATGAAGAAGAAAGAAATCCACTTGTTAATATGTACATATAAAGATAAGTTGATATATTAAGTAGAATGAATAAAAGAAGCTCTAGTCAATATATCAATTTGAGAAATTACCATAATGGTATTAAAAATATTTTACTTTCCGAATACGACCAAGACGAAGGATACTCTCTTTTTGACGTATCGATAGGAAGGGGAGGATGTCTTCCAAATTTCGCAAGAACAAACGTCAACGTTTTATTAGGCGTCGATCCTTGTCAAAATTCTATTAATATTGCTAAGAAAAGGTACAAAAACATGAAAATACCCATAAATAAAACTGATTGGATATCACCATTTGTACCTACTAATCGATTTCATTTTAAAATGTTAAAAATAACAAAAGAAGGTAAATATTCGATTACTAAATGGGAAGATTCATATCAAATAGTTAAATTAATAGAAAGTTTCCTAGGAGACACTAAAAAACTTATAATAACAGATTGTAATGGAGGTATAGGAGGAGATACTATAACTTTTTGTAAAAATTTTAAAATGGTTAATAGTATTGAACTAAAAGAAAGTCATTTTAATATACTTGATTATAATTGTAAACTTTATGGTATTAAAAATGTTAATATTTATAATTGTGATTCTAGTAAAGTTTTAGACATAGAACAAGATGTAGTTTATTTTGATCCACCATGGGGAGGTAAAAAATATCATTTAGAAAGCAAAATCTTTTTTAAAGAACCTTTTACACATAATCTTTTTAATAAGATAAAAGCTAAGATTTGTGTTATAAAAATACCAATAAATTTTGATATAATCCGTTTAATTAGACAAATAGATAAGAAAGTTTGGAAAAAATGGAAAATCTATAATCTTTATAGTTTTAACATAATAATTCTTTATAAAGAAGAGAAAGAAAGACTATTATTGTATTCTAGAAGATTAAAACCAAAATGTCATAAAAATACTTTTAATATCTTCAGAAATATTTGTATAACTGATAATAATACCAGTGTTTTGTTAAATAAATGGTTAGGAAATTTTAAGTTTAATGTAGTTTCTTGTCAATTTACTCTTCATTATTTTTTTGAAAAACCTTCTATGTTAGAAAACGCAATACAAAATATTTCTAATTCTTTAGAAAATGGAGGAAAATTCATAGGAACTAGCATAGATGGAAATAAAGTTCAAGAAGCTGTTAAAGACAACGATTTAGTAGATAGTGATTATTATGTAATTTCTAGGGCGTACCAATATGAACCTTCCGATATATACGGCAATAAATACTACTTCAAATTAAAAGAAAAAAATAATACAGGAACATACTTTGATTTTAAAGAAGAAATACCAGAGTATCTTGTAAATCGTGAAGAATTTATAAGAGTGTGTAAAAAATATCATCTTAGACTTATACAAATAAAGGAATTTAGCGAATATAATCATAAAGAGTACAATCTCAGTGATTATGAATATTTTATAAGTTTTTTATATTTTTCTTTTATTTTTGAAAAAGATCTTGATTACTAGTATATGGGATTATCTTTAAGTTTAATTAACTTTGTTAAAGGAGTAGTTCCTTTTTCAGGAATACCTCTTGGATTAGGAGTTGATGGAGCTGTAGGATTAGCTTTTCTAACTTTATTAGTAATTATTCCAAATAATTTTATAAATTGGGATAAGGTATTCAAATTTATATGGGATAAATTAGTACCAGATTTTATAAAAGTTCCAATAAATACAATAAAAAATCTTAATCCTTTTGGAAAAAAAGATGGTTTCGTCTCTCCACCATTAGAGTACAAAAAACAATTAAATAATGACGGAGGGATAGGATGGGTACCTTACTATGGAAAACCTGGGAGAAAATGCGAAGAAGACAAAGATTGTCCAACTTTTCAAAAATGTAAAGAAAATAAATGTGTAATTCCTATAGGGATACGTTAAAATTTTCAAAATATTTATACTAATGATAAATCATTACTTTATGGTCAGTATGAATATAAAATCTACATAAACATATTTAGACGTAATAAATATGACTTCTTTAACTTGGACATCGAATAACGAATTCAAAAAAGGCCCTGGTGGCTACTACACTAAAATCAAACCTATGCTTGCACATAATCTTTACGAAACCTCTGGTAAGAGAAAAGGTAAGATGACAAATATGCCAAGAGGTTACAAAGGAGATCCTCCAATAAAAGGATGGTTAGCATCTGAAAAATTAGATGGGATCCGATGCATTTGGACGGGAGAACACTTGTTAACAAGACAAGGAAAAAAATTTAACTTCGTACCAGAATGGTTCTTAGAAAAACTTCCTAAGGGTTTACCTTTAGATGGAGAATTATGGTGCGGGAGAGGTATCAAAAACTATCAATACATAGCTGGTATTTCTAGTTGGGGAGGAATAACCTTTTTAGACAAGCTTGAAGAAGCTCAAAAAAAACCAGATTCGAAAAAATCAAAAAAGATTTTAGAAAAATACAAAGAACTTGACAAAAAATGGAAAAATGTTACTTTTCAAGTTTTTGACAGTCCTGTTCCTGATATTCCTTATGAAGAAAGGATTAAACTAATAAAAAGTAAATTAAAAAATCCTTTAAAATTAGTAAAATTTTTTAAAATTAAAAGTGAAGAGCAGTTACAAGAGTATTATGACAATATTATAACATTAGAAGGAGAAGGTATAATGTTAAGAGCTCCTGGAAGTCCTTATGAAGAAAAAAGGTCTCGTTTACTTCTCAAAATGAAACCTATCGAAGATTCTGAAGGACAAATTATGGAATACAAAGAAGGTGAAGGTAAATACAAAGGACTATTAGGTTCGTTTATTTGTCAAATGGTTGAAAAAGGAAAACCTGTTTTTTTAGAATCAGGTGAACCAAAAACATTTTGTATAAGCGGAATGGATGATTCTGTAAGAAAAAATTACAAAAGTACTCATCCAATAGGTACTTTGATTACTTATACATACAGTCAACTTACTGGTGACGGATATCCTAGATTCCCTAGGTATAAAGGCATTAGACATGATATGATTATTAAAAAAAGAAAAAGAGAAGAGTTTATTTATGATCAAAATTTAGGAGATTATCCTATTAATAAAATCATAAAAGACGAATTTCAAGAACTTATTAAAAAGGTCTCTAGTACTAGGGAAAATGGTTACACTTTCAAAATAGCTAACTACAGAAAAGCTATTAGAGGTATTGTTAGTTACAGTAAACCTGTTAAGGACAAAGAAACGGCTCTTGAAGCAATGAAAGAAGTTGGAATGAAGAATCCAACAAGGATTATTGAAAAAATAGAAGAAATTATTCAATTTGGTAGTCTTAAAGTTACAAAGGTTAGTAAAGTTGACCCAAAAGTTCAAGCAATTCAAGAATTAAAGAGAATACCAGGTATTGGTAATGCAGTTGCATCAAGACTTTACGATGAAGGTTTTAAAAGTATTGCTGATATCATAGAAAGGGGCGAAGACAGATTTAAGAAATGTGCTAAATACATCGACGACATCGAACAAAGAATACCTAGACTAGAAATGGTGAAATGGAGAAGAACTCTTAAAAATTGTCTTCCTGATGGTGTAGAAGGAGAATGTATGGGTTCTTACAGGAGAGAAAAAGAAACAAGTGGTGATATTGACTTTTTAATAGTTTCAAAAAAGAATGATGGATGTATTAAAAGAATTTTGAATAAAATTAAAGATAAAATAAAAGTTTTGAAGACTCTTTCCAATGGAGAACATAAATTCATGGGAATAGTGCGTTTCAGAGAAGGAGGTACAGCAAGAAGATTGGATATATTCTGGGAACCTTTAGAATGTCTCCCATTCGCTCAATTACATCATACTGGTTCAGGAGAATTTAATGTAAAGTTGAGGAAAATAGCCAATGAAAAAGGTTACAGAATTAGTCAAAAAGGGTTGTATAACTTAAAAAAGAAAGTCTATTTGAGGAATAGTAGATTCAAAACAGAAGAAGATATACTTAAATTTTTAGGACTGGACTATATTTCTCCAAAAAACCGATAATTATTTTCTTGGTATACTATTAATGAGTAAACCTGGAAAAGAGTAAACAATTTTGGTAAAAAGAGACGTAAGGTTAAAAAGAAAAAGAAATCAAAGAAATAATTTTCTTGGTATACTATTATAATGAGTAAACCTGGAAAAGTATTAAAAGGGTTGTGTAAAAAAATGGGGGTACGTTTGACTGTCAAGCGCGGCCAAAAAAGGGTGTATAAAAGCGTTGCTGTCCTTAAAAGGCAATGTGCTAATAAAAAGAAGAAAAAGGTTGTTAAGAGAAAGAGAAGGTTTGGAACTCAAGGAGCTTTGGAATCGCGTAACGCATCAAAAAAATTATTTAAAAAATTAGGGATACCAGATGAATTGGAAAGAGATATGTTGTTATCCAGTCATATGACTCTCCCTAGAGAAATAGACCAATCAATAAGACAACGCCCAATATTAAGAAATCGTCAAGAAGAAGCTCGTATCCAAGCAGGTATTGCAGCGATGCGAGAAGCAGCTCATCAAGCAGAACGTGAACGAGCTCATCAAGCTCGTCTTGCAGCGATGCGAGATCGTAGTCCTGTACCTGTTACAGAGGATGATGTAGAAAGATGGCGTCAACGTCGTCTAGCAACTCGTCTTGCAGCGATGCGAGAAGCAGATCGTCAAGCAGAACGTGAACGAGCTCATCAAGCTCGTCTTGCAGCGGTGCGAGATCGTAGTCCTGTACCTGTTACAGAGGATGATGTAGAAGGAGTGCTTCAACGTCGTCGAGCAGCTCGTCAACAACGTGCAGTAAATTTGTTACGTGATTCTAATTCCAGGGTTGATTGGAACATATATCCTCATCATATAGGGATGGGTCTAGCTGGGCTTGGAGGTGTAGGATATTTAACACATAAATTCATAAAAAAACAAAGAAAAAAAAGAAAAAAACTTACAAGATTCAGTAAAAAAAAGAAACGTAAGAAAGTTGTAAAGAAAAAGAAGAAAGTTAAAAAATCAAAAAGAAGAAAATAATTTTCTTGGTTTACTATTAATGAGTAAACCCGGAAAAGTATTAAAAGGATTGTGCAAAAAATTGGGAGTACGTTTGACTGTCAAGCGCGGTCAAAAGAGGGTGTATAAAAGCGTTAAAGTCCTCAAAGCGCAGTGTAAAAGAAAAGTTAAGAAGAAAAAAGTTAAAAAGAAGAAAGTTGTAAAGAAAAAAGTTAAGAAGAAGAAAGTTGTAAAGAAGAAAGTTGTAAAGAAAAAGAAGAAAGTTAAAAGAAGAAAAGCTAAATTCGGAGCTAGTCGGATAAATTTTAATGCACCATTATATGATTATGGTGAAAATCATTTGATGAGTAGTCTTCATAATCAAAGGAGACAAACACAAGCAGCAATACAAAGTATTTATAATTTTCAAAAACCTTTAGGTAATAATGAACCTGATTATTTTGGTTCAGGATATAATCCTTTTGATATAGATAATTTTTCAAAAAATTTGATGAATGATTCTATTAATAATCCACGTAAAATGATTGATTTAATCATGAGTAGTTTTGAAATGGACGATGATTTAGGAAGCAAAGGTATTCATTATTTATTACATAATAATTTTTTTAAGACTAACGACGACCCATCACTAGAGGCTAATATACTAAGTGAATATATACTAGGGAATTATCATAAATTTGTACCTTTTAAAAGAGAGGACATTGGTATGCATTTATTTGGAAAAGCACTTCTGGTTTGTATTGACAATACACAAGTCATAAATGAAAACGAAGTTAGAGTCTTAGCTCAACGGTATTTATGGCATGATGATCTTTATGATATTAATTGGAATAATCATGAAGGTGGTTATCCCATGTTAACAGGTGTAAAGACAGAAATATGTCTTAGAAGAGAAGCTGTTATAGAATTCATAAGAGAAAGAGGAAGATATCCTAATATAAGTGACGCTGACAGAGATTGGATCATAAATAAGACACGACAAAAATTTGAGAATCGTCAACCAATACCAGTTGATCAAATTTTACAAGAAATTAATGATAGAGAATTAAGAGCTGTTAGTTTCTTTATAAAACAACATTTAAGTAATTATACAGATGACGTAATAGCCAATAATAATGAATTACAACGAAGATGGGAAGAATATATTTACATAGATAGAGGAGGTCGTTCAATTCTTCTTAATACTTTCTTAACAAGAGTTTTACAAGAATATGTTAGGTTGTGTCATACATTACGTGTAAATACTATAAAATTTGCTACGACAAAAGTTACTAAAAATAATACTGGTGTTAGTACATATCATTTTTGGAATCCTCAATTAAGAATATGTTCATGTCCTAATTTTTACTTTTCTCGTTTTAATCAACATATACCATGGCATAATCGTGCACTGAGAGACAACAGTGTCATCTATCCAATAGCTCAACGGTATACAATGTCACCTAGGACGAGCGGGCGTAGATTGTGTAAACATCTTAGAAATGTCCCTAGCACTAGGGAAGGAGGGGAAGTTTTTGCAGTTAACGAAGATATTGAACTCCTTTTACCTGGCAATGAACAATTAAATCTAACTCCAACACAACAAATGCTTTATAATATAATAAGAATAAGAGATCCTGAAAGTTTAATTGGTATGGGTATTAACGAGGATGATGAAAGATATTTTGGTTCACTTAGAGTGATAGAAGCGGAACCTGGAGAACAACCACCAGAAGCAATAATTAATCCTGAAGATTTAGTAAGAAGGAATTCTAGAAGAGGTTTTGTAGATGGTAGACAAAATAGTTGTTATCTATGCCTTAATGAAAAACCTTTTCTTTTAAAAAATTGCCCTGGAAATTGTGCAGAGTCTTTAATATGTTTAGAATGTCTTAAAAATTATCCTGTAAATTGGACCAACCGTGGAAATCTTGCTAATGCAAGGATTAAATGTGGATTTTGTAGAGGAGTATTAACAAATGCACAAACAACTGACTTTGAAAGTATGAGAACGAATCCTAATTTTAATGAAGAACAATTAAATGAATTATCTATGAGACAATTTGCTACACAAAGATTAGTAGATAGAGGCTACGGTGGTCTACTTAATGTTCCAGGTGTCAGAGTATTTTTCGGAAAGAAAAAGAAAAAAGTAGGTATACCTGAATCTTTGAAAAAGGTTTGTAAACGCTTAAAAATTCGTTTAACGATTAAACGAAAAGGTAAAAGAGTATACAAATCTGTCAAAGTTCTAAAAGGGCAGTGTAAAAAAGCTTTGAAAAAGAAAAAGAAAGTTCTGAGGAAAAGTAAAGCTGGTAAAAAGAAAAAAGTTGTTAAGAAAAAGAAAAAAGTTGTTAAGAAAAAGAAAAAAGTTGTTAAGAAAAAGAAAAAAGTTGTTAAGAAAAAGAAAAAAGTTAGAAAAAGTAAAATTAAAAAGAGTAAAATTAAAAAATAATTTATAAAGGTTTTTCATCTATTCACGGTTTCTAAAATGTTTAATGTATTCCATAGAAGCTTGTTGTTGTTTATACTTTTGACTTATAATCCATCCTTTAGAATATATTCGAGAAGCATATTTATGTGTTTCTTCAAGATGTTCTATTTGTTTTCCTACTAAGGTATTGTTTAAGTTTTTAATGGTATTCTCTAATTTACTATTAACTTTAATACCTAAATCTACCATAAAAAGATTTGAAGGCCATTTTTGTATAATTAATTGAAAAGTTTTAATTGTACCTTTATCAACTCCTATAAAATTTTTACAAACTAAATATCTTTCAGAATTACAAGGTCTACTAGCTAATGGTTTAAATATATTAATTTCTTTGAATAAAGATTTAACTAATACTAATAACTGAATTGTCGGAAGAGTAAACATATCGAATATTTTACACACGAAATGCCCACCAACTTTAAGACTTTTAATGGCTGTTACAAATTGACAAAATATTAAACGAAAACTCATTTGTTCTTGAATGTAATAATTTTTACTTACGTCAAAACCTCCATCAGCTGTTATGACTTGACATCGTTTATGGGACTCCTTTGAAAATTCATCAATAGTTTCATTTTTGTATATATCACCACTTTTATCAGGACCCCACAATATATTACCATTTGCAGGTAGTTTTTTACTAAAAATACAACTATTAGTATTTTTACTTTGTCCTATCCATATATGTTTAGGATTTTTTACGAGATCACAAGTAGCTTCGATAAATCCACCTGGTGCTTCACACAAATGACCAGTAAATATTTCATTACCAGTAAATAATTTAAATTTATGGTCTAATTCTATTAGTTTATAATAAGCTCTACTTATTTTTTCATTCTGTTCTATGTACAATATATTTTCATAAAGATTCATTAATTTAGTAAATTTACCCCATTTTTTCTTTTCTTCAAAAGTTTTATATAGGTCTATTTTTGATTTTGAAAACTTTAAGTGATTATAAAATATTTTATTCACAAAACGATAACATTCTACGGGTGGTTTTTTTGACCATCTAGGATTCATCACTATTTATTATAATCATATTTTTTTATGTATTTAAACTTAAATAATATCTATATTATTATTAATGATTGAAATATTAATACTTTTATTGCTTCTTTTTATTATTTTAAAGAGCTCTTGTTTAAATAAAGAAAAGTTTGAATATATAGGAAATGGTAGTCCAAGTTGGTATTTACCTAAAAAATATGACAAAGAAGATTGGAAACCTTCAGTAGTTGGTATTTCTGGAGAATAAAATCTTAAAAAAAATATAAACTAATATTATATGGATTTAAAAATAATCGTTATAATAATAGTTTTATTCTATCTTTTTAAGAATTATATGAAAGAAAATTTTGGTTCTTATAATCCTCTTTATAGTAAAACCCATCAATATTCAGCACCCTTAAGGAATCCTAAATTATGCTCAAAAGCATATGGTCAAGCTAATTGTAGTAGTGATTTTTTACCATTACAAGGAGCAGGAGCAGGATTTTGGATGAGCAAAACAGATGATCAAAATAACCTTTTAATTTCTGGAGTACCAGGTGAAGGTATGGGTGAAGAAATAAGCATGATAGGAGGTAATTCTTTCGGAATGAGAGGTTCTGATATTACAAATGGTTATAGACTAGATGATAACAGACAAGTTATACCTAGGGATACAGAACGTAAAATAATAGAACAATGTAGAAAATCAACAGACAGTAATGCTTGTTTTAGAGAACATTTAGGTGGTTTCAGAAAGTAAATTCCTATGATATTCAATTATTTCAACTGCTTTATCATGAGTATGTGTAATTATTACAGGTCTAGATTTAGGAGGACATATTGTTAATCCGATATTAAATAAATTTCTTATTATGGGATTTTCAATAATTACTACACTTGCTATCGTAATAGCGTCATTTTTTTCTGTTCTTCCTGAAACAAAATTTGTAATTTTACTAATTTGACTTGGAGATAATGTTTGAGTACTTCTCATATCCCATATTAAACCAATCATTTTTTTTTCATTATACAACTTATCAAGTATGGTATTAGAAACTTCAATCAATTGGTCTAATTCTTGTACAGTACATTTAGTATTATGACTTTTCCAATGTATGTATTTTGAATTCATGTAAATGTTGATATAGTTATTAGAATATAATAACTTACTTTCGTCCATTAAATTGTTATATTATAATAATAAAATTTTTTCTACGAATTAATAATTAACACTAGGTGCCCAATTGAATTTATTAACGTGTAATAATTCATTACCTGGGTGATTATTTCTACTTAATTCAGCTTTTTGTCTCATCATTTCTGATGTTACATGATTAGTTTGAGCATGACTTAAGTTAAATCTTACTCTTTTTCTAGGTTTAATTGTAGGAGTAGGAGTAGGAGTAGGTTCTATTTTAGGAATAGATATAAGAAAAGCACCAACTATAGCACTTATTATAAGAAGTATAAGAAGTATCATATACTAGTAACGTTAGAAAATTATTTAATTACAATTAGGAATTAAATTTCCACATCTTTGACGGTCTTGATTAGTGGCATACTGTTTATTCTGGTACGTAATACATACGTCATTTACCCTAGAACAATAATCTTCTAATTGATTTCGTTTATTATTATCATCTGCTACATATTTTTGTATTCTATCCAAACACTGTTCTTTATTAAAATCTCCAATACAATCTGTAGGGAAATGATTGTCTTTATCATATAAAGAACACGTAGTTCTTTTATCGTTAGGGCACCAAGCTTGTGGAAGACTAACAGAAACTGAATTTTGTTGAGTAATTTCTTTAATTATTTCTTTTTGTTCATCTTGTTCTTCTAAGTCCTTTTCTCCACTTATTCTTTTTTGAATAATACTAATGATTTTATCTGCATCTGTTTCTTTAAAAAACTTTGATTTTTTTAAAAATTTTTTAATCTTTCTTAAATGATCCTTAGATACTGGAGAAGTTATCGTTCTTTTTTTCTGTTGTTCAGCGATAACTGCTGCGCCTCCACCTAATAAAAGCATTGCCATTAGTATTTCTGCCATATAACTATTATAAATATTTTATATTCAATAAAATAAATTTATTTAATTTACTTTAGTGATTATAAACAATCAGCCCATAGTGGGACTTGAACCCACAGTCCCCTGATTAGAAGTCAGATGCGTTAGCCAATTACGCCATACGGGCTGGTAATTTAAAGTAACTTTTCATGACAATGCTTCATTACCCTAGAATTCCATTTTTTACCGTAGCCAGAACCTAGTAGTTTAATATTTCTCCAAATATAAGAATGTTGTACTGCTTTTTCATAACCCAAAGTTTTTTGAGCATGTAACACATATTTTATACGGTCTTCTCTTTCATAGTGGCTTTCCCATGGTTCCAGATAAAGCTCTTGGACTATTTCTCTTAAGCCTTTACACCTTGTGCCAAAGGAACTTTTGCTTTCTTTGCTTTCTTCGTTTTCTTTGTTTTCTTTGTTACTTTTTTCACTTCTTCCTTTGTCTTCTTTGTAGGTGCTGCCTTCTTTGTAACTGCTTTCTTTGCAGGTGCTGCTTTTGGAAAGTGATGTTTGAGGTATCTTTGTAAGTTGAAGAAGGTTAGGTCTACAGAGTCCCCTGTTACTGGGTCTACTATAGGGGACAACACTTTTGCTAATGCTTTCCCGTATTTTCCTTTCAACAAGATTACTCTCTTGTTGTCTGCTTGTTGAAGATTGTGTTCTTTCACATAACCTGTGATTTTCTTGGTTACATCGGTTCTTGCAATCTTCTCGTCTGTTGGGATTCCCAAGAATTTGGCTAACTCCGGAGTGATATCCGTTGGTCTGGCGAATCCACTTGGTCCCTTCTTTGCTCTCTCCTGTTGTTTCTTTGCCTTTTTTTTTTCTTGTTTAGCAAGTTCTTTTACTAATTGCAAGTTTTCTTTACGAAGGTCTTTAACATAATTAGCAAGACCTTTTAATTGTTTTGCCATTTCGTCAATTTTAACCATTAAGTCTTTGTACTTGTCTTGTTCAAGTTCTTCAACTTGGGTGTCTTTTTTTGTGGTAACTGTGTCTTTTGTCATGTCTGATACTTGTACTGTAGATTTTGTTGATGTCATTCTTACGCGATAATTATATTATACAATATTCTTTAAGTATGTTTAATAACGGTAGAATAAAATAATTATAATAATTATAATGTCAAAAAAAACTCACGTCGAATTAGTAACTGAATTAGGTTCAAAAACAGTTAAAGCATTTCCAACAGGTTTCCAATTAGAAAATATAATGGATGCTACTATGGAAGTAATGAAAGATGTAAGTACTATTTACTATCTTCATGGTAAAGAAAAAAAACAACTTGTTATAGATATCCTCGTCCATGTTGTCAACAACACCGATGCAGGGGCTTTAGAAAGCCTCGACCCTATAATAATTAAAATGATTCCTAAAGTTATTGACACAATAGTCAAAGTAGAGTCGGGGAAAATGAAAATTAACAAAAAACCATGGATTAAATGTTTATCATGTTTTCCATGTTGTCGTTAATAGAATACTTTAATTGCCATTGTTTTAATCCCAACTATGTAATGTGACACTATTCCTATAGTAAAAAGGAGTATGGTGGACCAAACTAAAGGTATATTAAAAATATAAGTTACAAAAAATGCTAATACAATTGTTCCAAAATAATCAAATAATGACGTACCTTTAAATTTAAAAGAATGTATACCAGTACCAGGTTTTCCAAAAATATTTTTGTATTCTTTGAATTTTCCAAATAAATCCTTCATATAATAATACCACAGATTAATATCTATAGTATTAGTATATGATTAAAGAAATTAGAAGTAAATTTGATATGAAAACTATCAATCTTATTCATGTTTTTATTACAGGTACTTTACTAGCTTGTATCGGTTACAAAAAAGACAGTACCCCTAAATGGAAATTCTATGTCTTAGGTTTTATGGCTTTAATGATACCAGTCCTCGTTTATTTACCAAAAAAGTTTAGTTTAAAGTACTGGACAACGATTCAAATAGCTCATTATTTAATTATTATGCCTGGTTTGTTGTACATTGCTTATAAACAAAAATTTAGTGACCAAATATACGATTCCATATGTGCTTTAGGTATTGGATTAGCAGTTTATCATAGCTACAAATATTACAAACGTCTCAATAAAAAGTAAATTATAACAATAATAAAGAGTACGTCAATTATATTAGGTAATCCTACTGAATACAAAAAATCATCCATCTTTTGGATTGTCTTTATAATCTCATTTTTTTCACTGTGACTATAAAGATAAGCTTTTTTCTTGTTGTACTTTTCTAAAATCATGTTACTCGTTATTTTACCACTTTCAACGGTACTTTCCATAGTCCATACATCAACTGTTGTCAAATTATGACCTCCTGTCAAAAACATATTGGAATACTTAGTATTACCTAAAGGTCTATACTCCTGGTTTAAAGTATTGTTTACCCATTTAACATTCTTAGAAACTAATCTTCCATTCTTTTCTTCCCAATCTGAAAATATTTCTTTGAATATTATGTCTTCCTTTGTGATTTTGTTTTCTACTATGTTTAAAAAATCTTTACTCATAAACATTTGTTCTATTATTTCTTCTAAAAGCTGTTGTTTTGTTAGACTTGTTCCACTTTTTTTATAAATAACTCCAGGATAGTAAGTAGTAACTAGGGTTCCACTCATTAAAGACTTTATTTTACCATTCATTCCTAAATTAGTCCCAGGACACCAATGGTCTTCTTGAAAGTACGTAGTAATAGTATAGGGAGATTCAACAAATGTTAAACCAGTATTTTTGATAGGTATTTTAACTTTTTTTCTGAATCCTAATCGAAAACTTATTTGATTATTGACTGTAGATAATTTTTCTATTTTTGGTTGTAATACAGGAAAATTACTTCTTTTCAATATTTGATTCAAAGAATAAGGGTCAAGTGCAAATACATGTTCTTCTGCTACTACCCTAGTACCATTAACTACACAATATTCTATCTTTTTACCGTCATGTTTTATCCTTTCAAGGGATACATTGAAATTAAATTTTACACCTTTATTCTTTAAGAAAGAAATCCAAGGTTCAATCCAACCTTCACTAGTAGGTTTGTTTAGTACTTTCCATCTAAAATCTTTTCTGTTAAAAAATTTAAAATTTAAAACATTGAAATTGTGATTAAAAAACAAAACATAATGGACATATGAAAGAGACTTTTTATCAATTCCGTAACCAGCACCTCCTATAAAATCTACTAAATATCTAAAAGAATTTTTTGATATTTTATTTTTAACTAGCTTGTCAAAGCTAATTTTGTAATAATCTCTCCTTCTTTTATTGGAAAAGAGTACTTTACTAAATATATAACTTATATAAGGTACGTCATGTATTTTAATACTCGCTTTCTTTTCACTAACAGAATTATCTAATAGTAAAAATTTTAAGCTATCTGTGTTTAAATTATCATATGTAGTTTTACTTTGAAATCCTTCTTTTAGTTTACCTATTTTATACTTTTTCAATGTTTTCATTACATAAGGATTTTCCATATGCCAAGAGTAACCTAAATCTTCCCAAACTTGTTCAAGGTCCTTACCACCTGCGTTAAGTATTAAACTACCTCCTGGGTGCCTTCCCATAAATTCTGTTACGTCATAAACTTCACCTTTGTAGTAAGTCCATAGGCTATCTTTAGTATTATGTTTTTTAACTTCTTCAAGAGAATAATAAGTTCCAAAATCATCACGTGGACATGTTTCTTTAACAGGTATTCTTTTCATAATGTCAAACACATTTTTATAAAAAGGTCCGTAACCTCTCCATGAATGTTCGGTAGGAACACCGTTACTATACCTAAAAGACCTAGCCATTCCTCCACCTATAGGAGCCTTTTCAAAAATTTCTACTTGAAACCCTTTTTCCACCAATTCATGGGCTACAGTTAATCCGGATAAACCACATCCGTATATATTAACCTTCATTAATATATAAGGACATTTTTTTTTTTCATTTATTTGCCAGTGCTACCGAAACCTCCAGTATTCCTTTCAGTTTCTCCTAATGAATCTGTAAATTTAAATTTCACACGATTATTATTCCATCCTGTAATTTGTACTAATCTTTGTCCTTTAGTAACAAGATAGTCTTCTGGAGGGAAGGAAACATTATCCACACAAGCTATAAGCTCTCCCCTATAAGAATAGTCGATAGTCCCAACTGAATTACAAAGCCTTAAAGGAGTTTTACTGCCCATACTAGATCTCGGTCTCATATCCATATGACTTCCTTCTTTATCTTCTATAGCAATATCTAAAGGTATCTTGAAACTCCTTGCATTAGCTGGAACAACTATGTCACAAGGACACATAATGTCAAATCCAGCATCACCTACTCGTATATCACAAATACCTCTATTGGTAATATTATAAAATTCATTGTACATTTTTTCAATATCTTCATTTCCTGCTTTGATTAGTAAGAACATTATAAATATGTTGTGTACTTTTTTTTAAATAGGTGTAATATTAGGTTTTTTACCAATTTTTTCACATATATTTATAATGTCAAGTGTTTTAAGTAAAAGATTTATAGAGTTATAAAGGCAACTTTTATCGTTTGGTTTAATTTCTATTTCAATTTCATATCTTTTATCGACAACTGCATTGTTTTCCGTAGTTACAATAGTTAAATCAAAATAAAGATCTTTTAAAGAATACCTTGTTCTTTTTTTAACTCTTGTATACAGTCCTTCTTTAGAAGTATAGTTTTTATTTGGAACATTCTTTTCACTAGAGAATGAAATTCTAAAATCAAAAGGACTATCTTCTATTTCGAAGTCTAATTTTTCTAATTTCTTCTTCTGAATGCATTCTGTAGTACCATCATCTTCTATTGAAATTCTTATTTTATCGTAATAATAATCAGTTTTGTTTATTTTTTCAACATTGTCCCATGTATTTGTGTTGTCAAATTTATTTTTAATTTTATTAAAAAATTCTTCAGTAACATTTGTGTCAAATTTACCTATATTAAAAAATCCCAATCGTGATTCAATTTCAATTTCACTATTATCTTTGTATTTGTAATATGCGTCTGTTATTTGTTGTACACAATTATTCATAAACTACGTACACATGTGTCTTTAAACCATTTAAAAATTTTTAAACATACTTATTATGAAATTTTCAATTAAAAGTGACGTACTGATTAGTATCTTTGAAAATTTTCTTATGGAGTATCCTATAATTTTATCATACCAAGATAAACAATTTAACATTAACCAAATAGTTGGAGAAGAAACACTTATAACTTTTAAAGTTAATGATGA